AACCGCTAGAACCGTATATAGACCGAGTAATTCCAGTAAAAGTAGTAGCTGTCTTGCCTGTGTACCCAATTAATTCTTCTTCAATAAGAAGAGTGCCAGAAGATGCAAAATTAGTAGTAGAGGCAACGACAATATTTGCAGTTGAACTTGAGTTCGGTATGGCGTTAGTTAAAGTTGTAAAACCATCTTGAGAGAACGCACCGTTTGGAAACTGTAAAAGCCCCCCACCAGAAGGCGATAGCAATGAAGCCATGCCGTTATCAATCTGATTGAAGTACAGACGCAGGGCGTTGTTTAGCTGGTCTATATATTGCTGGCGATAGTCTACTGGTGCTACCAGCAGGTTCGGTGCTTTCGGTGGGCGAAGGGGTGCAGCTCTTGGAATGGTCATCTGCGACCATCATTTCTGATATCTATACGGGGAGTGCCTAACTGCCAAGCTACACCTAAATCTGTGGAGGTAATCCTAAATGCCATCTGACGACCCCGTAAACGGGTATATACCTGACCAGTAAATTCTTGAATATCGTAGGTTCTGACGTTCGTATAGTTCTGAGTGCTGGTAACGCTTGGGTCATCCGCCGTACCATAAGGAGCACCAGAATTTCTACGAGGCTTGACTTGCATAGTTACGGCTGGAGTATTGGCACTGGAACCGTTAAACGTAATATCAGGCAGGATGCGCCATACAAATCCAAAGTTGTGTCCGTCACCGATGTCAAAGTCTGAGGACTGGATATAAGCACTGATTGGTACAGGAGTTAATCCTGATACGTCATCTACTGCGGCTTCGTGATAGAGGATACGCTTGTTTGTGCCATCGGCTGCCATTGGGTATTGACGCAAACCAGAATCTAACCAAGCAGTACGCTCCATCGTGCCATACGCCCAGGTGCGCTCAAGGTAGTTATAAATGACATAGCTATCTATATCGTTGCTGTTTTGTGAGCAATAGAACCACCAAATCTCACTGTACGACTCATTAGAACCACAAAAGACCTGATAGGCTTGGTCTTTATTAATATCGTCAAAAATAAACTGCCAGATAGCGCAAGGCAAGGTTTCTACACGGCCTGAATATGAGAAGAACTTATCCGTACCCATCCAATAGGTAACGTTGTTAATAGTAATAGCCGCATTGGGTGACATGATCGTAATGTTGTCCTGCAACAACTGGAAACCCCAAATATAGGGTGGACCAAGATACTGCATGGAGTAAATAGCGGCATCTGACCAAATCAAAATCTCTTGACGAGTTGACTTGGCAGTCATAATGAACGAGCCAATATTAAGACGGTATTCGCCTGACTGGTTGGTAGCTGCTGGAACCCACTCAAACGGATTCTCTTGGTCAGACCAACGAACTAATAAGGGGTCAAAAGTTGTGTTGGCATCAAGCGGATCATACGGGTTAGAACCAAACGCAATCGCAAATCGCTGGATGGACGAACCAATAATCTGATTGGTTTTGTTGGGAACAAACTGCCCTTGGAACCCATTGTTGGTTGAAACCGTATTTAGTAACTTAGCCCGCTCGGTAATTCCAAGGGTTGCATCCCAGTAATAGATAGCGCCACCACGAGGAGCGATTAGCAAATCCTCACCAAAGTTGTCATTTGTCCATAGACGCAACTGCTGTCCAATACCCACATCAGCAGCCGTACCCCAGCCTCTAAATGGTGCAACAGGGGTCGAAACTACAACAGTCCCTCCAGTAGGGCCTGCAGAGCTAGTAGTGTAAGTGTTAGAGCCAATAACAGTAGAAAAGGTGTAGGCATTTGCATTGACCACCGTGATAGGAAAGGCTTTAGTAATCGGCGCTGCTGCAATGCCGCATACGTTGCCAGAGATGCTGTTAAAGTAAACTGAATTACCGTTAGATAGCCCATGTGCAGCTTGCGTTACTGTAACTGTCGTAGTCCCGATTGTTGAAGTAAACGGATTGGTTAGGGTTGTTTGAATGTAAGTAGGCCACGATCCAGCACCCCAGCCTGTACCAGTAACAAAGGTATCCAAGCCAGTTTGAATCTGAAACGCCATGCTTATGGTATTGCCACCGCCAGCAGTCACGGTTGTGTTGGCCGTATTAGCCACAACGAAACTGAACTGAGTCGTGTCAATGTAGGTAATCTGATGTTCTTGGTTTAAATCAGACGCCGTAATAGAACCTACTGCATTAGCACCCGATACGGTTACAAAGTCACCTGTCAGTCCACCATAGCCCGCAATGGTTACAGTAACTACGTTTGACCCGTTGGTGGTAGATATGCAATTAACAGTATTGGGCGTAGTAACAGCGGTAAAGGTAGTACGTAAAGGCGTAACATCGTTGTAATCGCCACCTTCTTCGATGTAGTACTTCAGGTTAGTACCGACCCCCAGTAGATTAGAGCCGTCTAGCGTAACCCAGTTCCAAAGCGCACGGGCAATGCCTAAGAACGCTTCGTTCGATAGCCGTATCCAGCCACCAATCTTTTCAGGAAAGCCAGAGCGAAAACGTACCTTATCGCATGCGTACCAGCCGCCTTCGTTGGAGTAATCAGTACCTTCTCGGTTGATTCCAGGTCTAAACTGTAGTTTCTGTAATGGCATACGGGATTACCCTAAGATAAAAATAAGGCACGTTCATCGTTTCTGCGGGTTACTAGCCCTTTCAGTACTTTACCGCCAGCTAACGTATATTTCAAGAACTCTTCCGCAGCCCCTTCCATATCCCCACGAATAACCTTCTGACGGAGGGTTGAGCGCTGTAGTGTTCCAAGCCCAACGTTAAAGCTAAAGCTAACAAGAGCATCGAACTGACCTTGAGTGAGCTTAACGGGGCAGTAGCGTTCAACACCTCGTTCAAAGCGGTTAAGATCGTCCCTAAGTATTCCATCAACTTCCTCCATTGAGAATGTGCGGTTATCTCGTTCTTCTAGTGGGTAGGCATCCCGCTCGTCTATTTTCAAAGCACCTTGCCGTGGGTAAAGCACATGCCCAACACCGATCGTCCACAATTTAGCTGGGCAGCGATAGGGCTTCTGGCGTACACCTTCGTGGTGCTTAATCATTTTGATGGCTTTATCGCTTACGTTCATTTCTTAGAAAACGCCTGAGTCCCGAACCAGAACGCAATAATGGAAGCCAAGATCTGCATTTCGTCGCTATCAAAGATTAAAGTGATTGACTCGGCAAAGGCAGCACCCGACTGCCACGCCCACCAGATTGAAGCGATGTCTACTACGATTAGCAAGAATACAAACAAATAAGTCACCATCGGGCGAACCGAGGCACGTAGGTTAATAACCCACTGGGATGCACCTTTGCCAATCTCAATGTCGTGAGCGTACATGGCTTGGCGTTCTTGGGCTTGAGTCTCCATCTGGACTTGCTCGGTGCGGATCTCTTCTACACGGGCTTGGGCGGCAAAGCCAGCCTCCATGAGTTTTAGTTCCCGCTCCATCTGCATAGCAGCCATAGCCAGTTCGTGTTTCTTGTCGCCCTTGTCCTGGAAGAAGTCCAGTAGTTTAGGCAATCCACCCATCAGGAAGGACAACGCTGTGGATATAAGGGTTAGCATGATTATCTTCCTATAGTGGTTTCATTGCCGCCCTTGGCAACCAATACTCTGTCTTTGTCGACCACAACGTTCATTGGGTCACGATCAGCCATTTTGTCTAAACGGACAATTAGCTCTTTCATAATCTCAAACTCAGGCTTTTCTTGCTTAGGGCTGGCTCCAGCTACACCGTTTAGCATTGATATAAGGGCTGTCAAAGATGCACCAAGTAACCCCATGACGGCAGCCATCTTAGATTCTTCAAGGACTATAGAGGCTCCTACACCCATCGCCACAATGATGGTGATGTAAATTAAGCCATGCTTGCCAATCGCTTTGCCAGCTACTTCCTTGGCTGATTCGTGTTCGTTCATTTCTTAGACCCCCATACTATGTAATAACCAATCCAGGCAGCTACTAAAAAGCACCAGAACTGCACCCATTTAACTTTTGCCAACTCCGCATTAAAAAACTTCTGATCTTCCTTATCCAACCGTTCAATCTCGGTCTTAATATCCAAGACCTTTTGCCACTCCTTTGTACCGTTCTGCTTTATAAACTCAACCCTTAGCTTGTACTCCTCATCCGAAATCTTCTTGCGGTGACGGTACTCCTCAAGGGCTTTGTATATTGCTCTGGACTTCTTTAGCTCGGCTTCTCTGCGCTCCCGTATTCTGTCTTGCGCCTTCTTCCTTGCTAGATCTATTGCCTCCTTTTGAACATCCTCGATGTTCTTACCAATTTCTTTGCCAGCCTCTCGACCAGTCTTAAATCCTTCGCTGATCCCCTTAGCGCCAGCCCCCAATCCGAGTTCGTCTGACATATCTCACCGTAAAACGCCTCCACCAAATGACATATTGGCTACCAAAATAGATACATGCTTTTCTGGCTCTTCAAGGCTATGTCCGCAGTCACTGCACATCTTGGCAGCAAGCTCGGCTTCACTTACGTCATACCCACAGCTGGGGCAGTAAATCTCAATCGTATGGCGTGGCTTAAATTCACCGCCTGTCATTTCATCTGGAATCTCTTTAATCATGTAGGTTCCTTAATTAGTGGTTTAGCAACATCAAACCCTGTAATTCCATTTGGGATCATACTAGGGTCTAAAATATCTCCAACCCCGTCACCATTTCGCAAAGCATGTATGCAATACGCCAACGTGTTATCTTCTAAAGCCTCAAGTTCATGCAATTTTTCTTTTTGTATATAAATCATATGAGGCGCAGTAAATTCTGTAGACTTACCATCAACTGTTACTAAAAGTTTTCCATGTGCTAATAAAGTAAGGTGGTCAAAACAATGTGCATGACCTGTCTCTTTGTCACCTATTTTTTCAAAGTACATCATTCTGCTAAAGAGATTTGCTACGCAACCAAGTTGTACCTTTGGCTTATTCATAGCGTTGTTACTTTCATTGTATTTTTAAATTTAAAACGTGATTTAATTTTGTATAAAAACATATTATGAGAAACATTTTTTACAACTGGTGGTTCAGGCATTTTAAATCCAGCAGGGAACGCTTTAATCTCAAGTAAATTATTTTTATACTCATAAACAGCTTGCAAACCCTCTGGATCTGAGTTCAATATATTTGGCAATACTTGCGTTTCTAGTAATTCAAGTCGCATTTGTATTACAGCTTTAAAATAATCAACATACCATTGAGAACCATCATTCATTTCTTCAACTGAATAACTTTCAACGGAGTAAAATGTTTCCCCATTTTCATTAGTAGAGGTTACTAATTTTTGAGTATGCGGATCATAGCTTGGAATTAAAACATTATCCATACATATATACCCATCCTAAATTAGGCCCAAAGTTTATGGCATTATTAGGCTCACCAACAACTAGATAGTTATTGTTACTTGATATGGCTAATGATGCTCCAAATTCAAGTGCACCATATGTTGTTGGCGCCATACGGCGTGACCCTGATTGAGACCAAGTAGAACCCGATCTTGTAAGTATCCAATATGCACCATATGTATTAATACTGCTAGCAACTAATGGTTGAAATGGGCCACCAACCACTAAATAAGAACCATCTCCAGATAAAGATACTGCGGTCCCGAATGCTGGCCCTATATCTCCATATTTTGTAAAGTACGGAAGCCAATCCGATGGAGTAAAGTTTGAAAGTTGAGCTGACCAGCTTGCCCCAGTTCTTTTATAAACATATACAGAACCAGCTCCATAAATATTATATCCATAGGGCGAATAAAAAACTGTAGTCCCAGGCGCTCCAACTGCACAAGTATTACCGTCAGCCGATAGACTTATTGATTTACCAAAAAATTCACCGCCAAAAGAAGTAGAAGGCGTAAATGTTGTTTGTAAATTCCAAGATCCTCCAGAGAATACATAAATAAACGCTCGACCAATTTGCGAGTTTACAAAAGTATCACCCACTGCTAGCGTTAAACCATCAGCAGATAAAGCAACTGGAGTATCCCTATCAAAACCAGTTAAGGCTGCTTGTTGTGTCCAAGTTGAGCCTGATCTTGTCCAAATCCACACACCCGCCGTAGAAGCTCCAAAGATGCTTTCTTTTCCAAAAGCTAATGTGTTTCCACTAGCAGACAACGCTACATAACCGCCCATAGATTCAAACGCAGAATTTGGCGTCCCTACAATTTTTTGCTGTAACGTCCATGTAGAACCAGAACGGGTATATACCCAAACAGCTCCTATTTTATTGTTATCACCTACTGAACCAAAAGCGAGAGTATTGCCATCTGCTGATAACGCTATTCCACCATAGTAAAAATCACTAGCTGACCCTGTGTATGGAGTAGACAATATTTGCTGTAAAGACCAAGTTGACCCAGAACGGGTATACACCATGGTTTTAACATCTGTACCAGGGTTTGGCTGTGCACCGTAAGTAACAGCGGCAGTGCTGCCATTTGAGCTAATTGCAACAGAATATCCCTGCCCTTCTCCTGATAGCCCACTATACCCAAGATTCTGTTGAAAATTACCTTGTAAAGTATTCGTGAATGTAAAGTAATACTGGCTCATTGATATTTGCTGACCAGCTTGACTGTTGCCACCAATAACCTCAGACACAAGCGATCCCATATTTGCCTGGGATGTGCCAGAGTCATTTATGTTACTAACAGATATTGCGCCCGATGTTGGATTTGGCATTATGGTGTTCCGTATGCAGTTACATCACCAGTAACAATAAAGTTGCCAGAAGAGTCTAAACGTGCTTTGTTAACGCCAGCATATTTAAAATATAAAAATCCACCAGACTCTGTGACCGACCAGTTTGTTGTAGCAAATGTAGTTGCAGATACAGCATTACCAGCAAATGAGCCGTTTGAGTCTCTTAAGACGATGGTTGATGCGCCGTTTGATGCAGACCCAGTAGTGCGGGCGTTAGCGATTGTTCCACTAGATATATTGGAAGCATTAATAGATGTGATGGTTGCACCAGCACCGATAAAGTTGGTAGCGCTTACGTTGGTAGCGTTTACGTTGGTAGCGCTTACGTTGCCTGTAACGTTTGCATTGCCCGTAGCTGTGACGTTGGCAGTTGACAGATTAAGGGCTGATACGTTTCCACTAAATGTCCCACCTACGGCGGTAACGTTACCAGTGACGCTAAGGTTTCCAGTAATAAAGTTAGGGTTTACCACTACAAAGAAGTCAGTGCCATCACAGAATACGATCTGTGTTGTACCGTTGGGAACCGTGACCGCTACGCCCGATGATGTCTTAACACGGATGCTATAACCGCCAGTGGTGCTATTTACAACGATATAGACCTTTTCTACTGCGGGGGCGATGATGTCTCGAATGGCAGCGTTTGTACCACCTACCACCAAAACAGCGTTGCGGGCCTCATCGGATACGCCGTTAAAGTTAGATAGCGTGTAGTTGGCATCGACCATGGTAATTGACACCACGCCAGTAATGGCTTGCTCTAGGAGCGTCCCTAGATTGGTATTGGTAGTCTGCCCCCAGATACCCGATTGGTCACCATCGCCGATCAGCTCTAGGCGTAGTGTGGTTGAAAATGTACTTGCCATAATATGTCCTTAATTATCAAAGCCCGAAGGCACTAATACTGGCGTCCAATTTGGACTCTGGCTCGGCGTTATTTCTGTCCAACCAGCAGCTTGAACTGGATCAATTTCCTGCCAATTTGGGGTTTGGTCTGTATTAATATCGCCCCAAACGTTTACGACCTTAAGTTTAACAACTGCCTTGATTCCTGTCACGTCTACTACGGCATTACCTGAGACTGAGACGTTACCAATCCGACCTACCGCATATACGCCCGTGACAAAGATTACTGCCGATCCTGTGACGTCTACGTTGCCAATCCGACCAACCGCACTTACCCCAGTTAGGTCTACAACTACGCTACCCGTTACCGTAACGGAGCCAGTAACCCCGATAGCCGCCACCCCAGTAACCGTAACGACCGCACCAGCCTCTACATCTACGTTACCAACTCGCCCTACAGAGTACACCCCA